TGCTGGTGCTGGTGCTGGTGCTGGTGCTGGTGCTGGTGCTGGTGCTGGTGCTGGTGCTGGTGCTGGTGCTGGTGCTGGTGCTGGTGCTGGTGCTGGTGCTGGTCACGATTCAGGTGATCTAGTGATGTTATAATTATATCCATCCGTCAATTAGCTACGGATAAAATGTGTGTAAAATGTATACGACTAGACCATATGATACAGAGTCAAATCATCGTATATATTTTACTGGTTATCACGACAAGTGTGATTGTGGGATATTTAAGCGAACAACTACCATCCTCAAAAAGAGGCACCAATGGTAATATCCAACAACAAGAAGGGTTCCAGGGTACAGAACAGAGTGTCAGCTCACTCAACGACAATATGAGTGAGAAAGTAACTGATTTGGAGGATAGCTTACAGCTTACCAAGTATAAGAATAAGTATGATAATACATTGGTATATGGAAAGGATTATTTCGAATCCATGAAAGTATCGTGTCTTTTTGATTTCAAAGCGATAGTGAAGAATCAGTCCGACAGAGAGAACACGATAGATGCGAGCATTGAACTTGCCAAGAAGCTCGGAGCACTAAACAATGGGGCTGTAGCATTGGCCAATACGAAGTTGTAAACGATACGAAGTTGTAAACGATACGATGTTATCTGGAAAATATAATGGCCCGATACTATATCATACCTCGTATCATACACGGTATTCATGGAAACCATTCTTAAATTATCAATGCTGTTCATAGCGATTATTGTCGTAATATATCTCCTATTCAAATACCTGGATCTAGAGGCCGTGTATGTGAACGATATTCTGAACAACAGTACTCTAGGCGTCGAGGGATTTGCTAGCGGTGGCGATGGATATAGTCCGAGCGACATTCCGAAGCTAGCTGAGGATGTGGAGACACTTGCTAATAAGATTGACGATTCATTGCAGGTGCAAAAGTATCGCAAAGACTACGAGAAGCTGATTATCAAATCAGACGAATTATTTGAACTTCTAAAGCTGGACGTACTCGCCGACCTCAAGGATGTAAAGGTGGGAGACGATAAACGTATTGTGGCTGCGGCGGAGAAGATCCAGCTATTCGAGGACGCGCGCAAGTCACTTGAGTCGGCACTGACCTATATTGACTCCAAGTAACTTACCGCTAAAGCGACCGATATCCAACTAGTTAGTTACCTTGACTAATTATGCAAAATATACAACTCATTAGAAATGTATATTATGTCCATTTTTTACACATCATCGTGTATTTACTGCTTGCGTGTTCTCCCCTCGTACGCACCTGCGTCAATTAAAGAGTTAGTATAGTCCTTTCCACCCCATGTCGTGTCCATGGCGCTTGGGCTTTTCTCTAACTCCTTCTGTTTCCTTAGTTGTTCGTCCATGGGTGTTATGGTACCTTGATAGAATGCGGACTGTGTAAACCCTGGTAGCGATCCTTTGTTTCCATCTGGCGTACCGCCACTCACGTATCCCATCGTCTCGGGTCCCGTATTGAGCGCGCGTGCGCCTGTGATGGATCCTTCGCCACCACCTTGACTGAAATAGGGCGCATCGTTCACCCCATTCAACTGTGTAAGATCGGGTGCAGTCCCAGATTGATACTGTGTAATAACATCTGTTGTGGTCCCGTTATTAGTGGTTTGGTTTAGACCTCCTTGTGGGTCTATGATATCGGGGCGAGCGCGGTACTCCGTTCCACCTTGGGCGTTGTGTGTGCTCTGCAGGTACAGAACGGGACAAGTTATACCCTTGCTCCTTTGCCACTCTGTGAATTCCACATATTCTTCTAAATTATCGAACACGAGAGGGTTCACCCCAGGAACCTTTTGCAATTTCGAAGCGAACAATACGATCTTTCCGTCCTTCTGGATAAGTACATCGGGGCACGTGGGTGCGCGATCACCCTGTTGATGTGTAGTACTACCAGATCCCCCGTTCTCAAACGTCTCTGCGATTTTTCCACTGGTTATGGTCAGACAATAGTGTATGCCAAGCATCATAGCAATAAGTACGATGAACAGGCGCATATTCGGTGTCATGGTCATGATTTCTATATGGACGAACGATCTAGTCTATAGTCTATAGTCTATAGTACCGCGGTATAATATTTTTGTAGACATAGTACATACATAATGCATACAATGGAGTTCCTTAGTTCGTCCTTCACTATTAGTGGCACTGATGATACGGATAGTAAGAATAATAGCAGTATCATTAGTGCCGCCACAAAGGCGACTAATGACAATAAAATACACACGTTTGTATTTATTTACATGGACGGTTGTGGACACTGTGAAGACACCGAGGCTGCATGGCTCGCATTTACGAAAAAGCATGCAAACCGTGACGACGTGAAAATGTTTGCAGTGAATCATGAAGCGCTCTCCAAGATAAAATCAGTGTTGGGTAAAGAGAGTCCTAGTGGGTTTCCAACGTTGTACCACGTTTACACGAATAAAGTGACAGAGTATTCTGGAGATAGATCATTGGACGGACCGACCGGGCTGAATAAATGGTTAGCTGAATCCGCCGCGGTAATTGTTGGTGGCCGTCGACACAAGAGGTCAAGTCGTCGGAAAAGAACGGAACGTCGGAAAAGAAGAAGGGGTAGTAAACGGTACAAGAAAAAGACGATGCGTCGCCGACGTCATAACCGCAAATAATTCAAAAAAATAATATTCCAAAAACACGCTGCGACTCGCGTAGAATTGAATTGGTATATGCACTCTGTATGTATACACATATATACACAGAGTATTAGTAACTCAGTACAAAACACTAACACAATGGACTACGAATTTAGAATCTTTGACTTTCACCTCTATAACAAGAGTGCGGATGAAGATAGTAGCGAAGACGACTCATCGGGAGACGGTGGAGGGTTCACCAAACCAAAGACTTACGCCAAGAACCTGTTCACAGTGCAGATGTTCGGTAAGAACGAGGCTGGCGAATCCTGTTCCATCACCGTAGGCGACTTCAAGCCCTTCTTCTACGTCAAGGTCGGTGACGACTGGGGTGAGGGTGAGAAGATTGCATTCGTCTCCGATATGAAGAGAAGGTTGGGCAAGTATCACGAAAAGAACTTAGTATCATGTGACCTGGTGCACCATAAGAAACTGTATGAGTTTGACGATGGGAAGAAGAATACGTTCCTCCTATGCAAGTTTGAGAACCTGCAAGCGATGAACAAGATGAAGAACATATGGTATGACTCGGAGCGCCGACTCTTGGTAGGCGGATTCTATGTTAATATCCTCGGACGTCCCACAAAGACCGAGATCTACGAGTCGTTCATTCCACCACTCTTACGGTTCTTCCACATCCGCAACATCAGTCCCTCGGGTTGGGTGCGTCTCCCACGCTCCAAGACACGCTGTTTGCCCAAGGGTGCGCATGAAACCACATGTGATCACGAGTTTGAACTCATGTATGCCGATATTGAGCCACTGCGTGAGAAGGAGGACCGTGTTCCATTGAAAATCATGAGCTTTGATATTGAGGCCAGTAGTAGTCACGGTGACTTCCCTATCCCAGTTAAGGGTTACAAGAAGTTGGCGACTAATGTGGTGGATCTGTATAATACGGTTGGTGGGATGGGTGCGACGAGAAGCGAGGATGTAATCAGTCGTTCTGTCATGACCGCATTCGGCTTCGGTACTAGTACTAGTACTAGTACCAGTATCGATGCCATGTTCAGTAACGGAGTCGATACCATTTACCCCAAGAAGAAACCATCTTCCAAGAAGGTGACAACTGCCATCAGTAAGCTACTCGCACACCACATAGAGGACGTGGCCAGTGCAGATATGCTCAACCAAGCAAAGAACAGTATTGAATCGGCCTTTGCACACAGTTCCTATGAGGGTGGTGATGGTGGTGATGGTGGCGAAGTGGAAGAAGTGGATGTAGGTGACGACGATTGGTCTAGTATCAGCAAATCCGTTGTAAAAAGGAACGGGTATGGTGGCAACAAGAGTAATGCCGCGGCCAAGAAATCTTGTACGCTCGCTGACTTGCTGAGTTCAACTATATCCACCCGCGAGACAAAGATATCTAATCTGACTCACCTGTTTGACATGTACCTGCCTCCCGTGCAGGGTGACAAGGTGACCTTTATCGGTTCTACGTTCCAGGAATATGGCGACACAGCTCCATATTACAATCACTGTATCGCCCTTGATACATGTGACGATCTGGGTATGGAGAACACTGATTTGGAGAGTTATGATACCGAGGCTGAGGTATTACTGGCTTGGCGCGACTTGGTTGTGCGCGAAGATCCTGACATCATCATCGGTTATAATATATTTGGATTTGATTACAATTTCATGTTCATGCGCGCGCGCGAGACGGGGTGTGCCCCAGCATTCTTGGAGATGTCCAAGATAAAGGACCACTTGTGTGGCACCCTCAACAAAGAGACAGGGGAGTACGAGATTGAGCAAAGCAGTATCACGATTGCGAGCGGTACCCACGAGCTGGGCTACGTCAAGATGCCTGGACGTATCCAACTGGACATGTATAACCATTTCCGTCGCGAAGAGAACCTGGTTTCCTACAAGCTAGACTACGTGGCGGGTCACTTCATCGGTGACTATGTGTCCAAACTAGAACCAGTTGCAGATGCAATGACGGTTATACATACGAAGAATATGTCAGGGCTCTTGGTGGACAGTTACGTACATTTTGAGGAGATCGGTCACTCTACAGACTACTATGCCGACGGTGCCAAGTTCAAGGTAAAGAGCATCGATCTGTTAGCCAAGACATTCGTGGTCTCATCACATATTACACCCGACCAGAGCAAAAAGATACGGTGGGCGCTGGCCAAGGACGACGTCACTCCCAAGGATATCTTCCGATTAACGAACGAAGGACCCGCCGAGCGCGCCATCGTTGCGAAATACTGTATCCAGGATTGTAATCTGGTGCAGTACCTGCTTACCAAGGTGGATGCGCTCACAGGCATGATAGAGATGGCAAACATCTGTAGTGTTCCTATTAACTTCCTTATCCTGCGCGGCCAAGGCATCAAGCTCACAAGCTATGTGGGCAAGAAGTGCAGGGAGAAAGACACGCTCATTCCCGACATTGAGAAGAAGCTTAACGATGGTGGGTTTGAGGGCGCCATCGTGCTCGATCCGAAGAGCGATCTGTATCTGGACAACCCAGTTGCTTGTGTGGATTACGCGTCCCTGTATCCATCGTCTATGATCAGCGAGAACCTGTCGCATGACAGTAAGGTCTGGACGCGCGAATACGATCTGAATGGTAAATTAGTGGCGGTGACGGGTGCGACGGGTGATGACGATGAGTTCCTGTACGACAATCTGCCACATTATACCTATGTGGATATTGAATACGACACCTATAAGTATGTGCGCCGGGTTCCGAGCGCGCTAGCGACCAAGGTGAAGAGTGGGTACAAGATTTGTAGATTCGCACAGTTCCCTGATGGACGACGTGCTATCATGCCGTCTATCCTGGAAGAGTTGTTGAGTGCTCGTAAGGCCACTCGCAAACTCATCCCCCAACAGTCCGACGATTTCATGAAGAGCGTTCTCGACAAACGTCAGTTGGCCTACAAACTAACGGCCAACTCGCTATATGGTCAATGTGGTGCACGCACAAGCACGTTTTACGAGAAGGACGTCGCAGCCTCGACCACAGCCACTGGGCGCAAGCTTTTGATGTATGCCAAACGTGTGATTGAAGAGGTGTATGGCGATGCAGTCATGGATACGTTCAATCATGGCAAGGTGCGCACCAAGGCAGAGTATGTTTATGGTGACAGTGTCGCGAATTACACACCTGTATATGTGCGATATAATAGAGAGCTGGTTATCTGTCCAATATCGTCATTGGATATCAGGTATGGAGATAGGAATGGGTGGACAACATGTAGAGAAGAGGGGAAGCAGGACAAGGAGTTCTGTGAGCTGGTGGGCGTTGAGTCATGGTCGGAAGTCGGGTGGACAAAGCTTCACCGTGTGATTCGTCACAGACTAGCGCCTCATAAGAAGATGATGCGTGTAATAACTCACAGTGGTCTGGTGGACGTGACGGATGATCACTCCCTGTTGTTGAACAATGGGCTTACTGAGGTGTCCCCCAAGGATATTACTGTTGGTGTTACCAAGTGTCTGCATCGCACTGTGAGTTCGTCCACAATTACAAACGCTGTATTCACTGAAGATGCTATACCGACCACCATGTATTCTAATTCACAAATAGACGGAGCACGACTGTGTTGGGCATCTAACCATTATGGACACAATACCGCTATTAACGTAATCCAGACCAGTGGAAAACCTAACGATACCTATATCATTACATCCACCAAAACATGTACATCGAGTTCTCCCGATACGGTAAAAAGGATACATGACTTACCCAATTATGGTAATGAATATGTGTATGATCTGACGACTGACAATCATCACTTTGCTGCTGGTGTCGGGAACATGATTGTACATAACACAGATAGTGTATTCTTCACCTTCAATCTGGAGACAATGGATGGGGTTCCGATCCGCGGCAAGAAGGCGTTGGAGATCACAATTGAGCTGTCAAAGGAGGCGGGTGCGACGGCGTCCAAGTTCCTGAAGAAGCCTCACGACTTGGAGTATGAGAAGACATTCATGCCCTTCTGTTTATTGTCCAAGAAGCGGTACGTGGGTATGTTGTACGAAGACGACCCAAACAAGGGCAAGCGCAAGGAGATGGGTATCGTATTGAAGCGTCGCGACAACGCACCCATTGTGAAGGAGATTTATGGTGGTATCATTGATATCCTGATGCGGGACGGGGATAACATCAAAGCTGCTGTGGATTTCCTGAAGGAGTGTGTACAGAACTTGGTGGACGAGAAGTATCCCATGGACAAACTGATCATCAGTAAATCCATTCGGTCGGACTACAAGAATCCGAAACAGATCGCACACAAAGTGTTGGCCGATCGTATCACGACGCGTGATCCAGGTAACAAGCCCGCATCAGGGGATCGTATCCCGTATGTATATATCCATAACCCTAAGCGTGGTGCGCTCCAAGGCGACAAGATCGAGACACCCGCGTTTATCGTGGAGAACAAGTTGAAGATCGACTATGGTCACTACATCACAAACCAAGTGATGAAGCCTGTGCAGCAGGTGTTCGCCTTGGTTCTGGAAAAGATATGGATCATGCAGAACAAACGTTCAAAACTGAATCGGTTCAAGGCGGACGTGGCTTCGCTGGAGAAGGCAACGGTTCCTGAGAAGTTCCAAGACCGCTTGGAGTCGTTGAAGAACCGTGAGGTCAAGGCGTTGTTATTCGATCAATATATCAACCAGGCTACCAACAAGAAGCAAGGGATCGCTGAGATGACGTCATTCTTTGGGAAGCTGGAGTAAAATCATAAAAATCATATTATATACCTTTATCGCCAAATATTGTATTTTTATCCGTTCGTGTATGATTCTCTTCTCCTTGTACAATAAGTAATGACGAAATCTAGTTCCAAATCTAAGAAAACCAAAACCAAAACCAAAACCAAAACCAAAACCAAAACCAAAACCAAAACCAAAAAAGACAAACAACGTAAAAGAAATAAGACACGACGTCTCCATTCGTTGTGTCTGAAGGCGGCGAAAGAACGCCTGGACGCGTTAATGTTTCCCATATGCAAGCCGCGAATGCGTGGTCATATTAAGGTGTCCGATCTGCATACGGTGGCATACTACACATATGGCGACCCGGTCAATATCCCCCATCTATACCTGCATGGCGGTCCAGGTGGAGACATCAATGACAGTATCACTAATATGTTTGATTTGAAGAAATACTACTTGGTCGCGATCGACCAACGAGGTTGTGGGAAAAGCACTCCGACTGGCGAGCTGCGTGAGAACACGACGCAAGATCTTATCTCGGATATAGAGGTCGTGCGCCAAGAACTAGGTATCGATAAATGGACTGTTGTGGGTTTCTCTTGGGGGTCAACGCTTGCAGTATATTATACACAGCAGCACGCTGAACGGGTAAATGGGATCCTGATCGGGGGTGTGTTCATGGGTACGAAACGCGAGACTGACTACATCGAGAACGGTCATTTCGTCAAGCTGGTGTTCCCTGTGGTATGGGAACGGTATCTGAGTATATTGAGCAAGGAGGACAGAAAGCATCCAGCCAAGGCGTACCAGCGCAAGGCCCTTGGTAGGGACGGGATAAGCGAGCAGAATAAGGCGCTGCGTCATTACGAGGAGTTTCAGGAGTCGACCAACGCTCTGATTCCGCATACGTTGTCCGACATTACAAAACATCGTGAGCGCAACAGCAAGACAACCCTCACATACAATAATAAAACAGGTCAGATATTTCATCACTACTTTGCCCATAAATGTTTTTTCCCACGTGATGAGTACCTTCTAGAAACCCGCAACATGAATAAGATTAAGAATATTCCCATGGAGATCGTACAGGGTCGGTACGATATTGTCACCCCCACGCTCATCGCCCACCAGGTGCATCAGAAACTCCCTCACTCCAATATGCATGTAATTGTTTCGGGACACCAAGGTATACCGTACGAGTACAACAAGCAAGTGATTGACAGTTTGAAGGAGTTGAACAAGTAGTTGCTTATCTAAACACGTCACATTCATAGTAAGGGTATAGAGTATTCAGTACATGTAGGATAAGTATGCCGACTATAACAACTAACGAAGCATACGAAGCCGAATACACAATAAATACCGAGCCCATGTACGGTGCTAAGCGCGACGTTGGTGCCGATGCAGATCTCATTTTTCAGAACAACACATTGTGTCCGCATGCGTATTCTATACCACGATCGGAACGCACGGATTTTACGAACATAAACACCTACAGTATTGATCCTCCTGGCTGCGAGGACGCGGACGACGCGTTCAGTCTGTTCATAGATGAATCCAAAGACAATGCTCTGTTTCTGGCGATCCACATCGCCGACCCCACCGAGTTTGTGTCCCCTGCTATCGAATCCGCGCTCTGGTCGGATATCAAGGAGCGTGTGGTCACTCGTTATCCATCCAACCGCGCCCCCGTCCATCTCATGCCCAAAGACGTGGTGGATCGCGCGAGTCTGATGGCGAACCAGTACGGTGACACGAAGAACGCAATCACTGTGCTCACTGAGATTGACCCTGATACATTTGCACCGCGCGGACGTATCCAGCTATTGTTCTCCACCGTGCGCGTATGCGCGGCGCATGCGCTCACGTATGCGCGTGCGGCTGAAATGGTGCAGAATGCGACTGAACCAGACCCTGATAACGATATGGCCACTACGCTCGCTCGTGGGCTCTGTGTGGCCTCGGCGCTTCACCAGCGGCGTGTGGCGAGTACTGTGGGTGCCAGTCTGAGCGACCTGGCTCCGTCCATGGTTGTATTTTCATCGCCCCCTGTGGGTATTCATCTTGCGCGCGCGTCGGATACGGTGCTCGATATGCAGAAGATGATCGCTGAATTCGCCATATTTGCCAATGCGTTCGTCGGCGAGCATTTGAAGATCCATATGGGTGGCATGGGTATATTCCGTACCTGTAGTACAGGTGGGTGGATCGATACGGTTGCAGCGGGCATCAGTGGTGAGGATTTACTGAACGAGATCATTGTGAATGGAATCCAGGCCGACTATTTGTCGGAGAACGCGGCGCACGACTTGGTCGGGATGCCTGAGTATTGTCATTTCACTTCACCCATTCGTCGGTTGTCTGACTGTGTATGTCACTACCTGGTTAAGTACATTCATTTGTGTGCTACTACGGGTGCTACTACGGGTCTGGTCAATCCGTTCCCCGACAATTCACTAACCGTGTTGGCCGACATGTGTCAGCGGGGTGCCAAGAGCATGCGTAAGTTGCAGTACCGCGACACCAAGTTTAGGTTGCTGCAGACAATGAACCAAATGTTGATAAGTCTACCTCACAGAAGCATCAATCTCACATTTTTCATCACGGGTTATACAGGTGGGTTCCTGAATCTGATTGTGTGTAGAATAGACGAACACAAGGTGCATATGTCGTATTCGCTGCGTCTGAAGAATTTCCCATACGATCAGATACGTGAAAATGAATCTGACGGAACTGTAACCCATACACAATACACCATTCCTGTAACACATGTCAATTGTTTGGGAAAGTTTGATTCGGGGTCTATTCCTGAGTTAGACGCGTATGTCGCGCAGCTCGGTGCATAATATGACGATTCTTCGTCTAGCTTATTTTAAGCGGACGATTCTTCGTCTAGCTTATTTTAAGCGGACGATTCTTCGTCTAGCTTATTTTAAGCGGACGATTCTTCGTCTAGCTTATTTTAAGCGGACGATTCTTCGTCTAGCTCATCTGTTTGTTTGATAACATCATTAGTTTGTCTATTGCTGTTAGTCAGTCCCATAATCATTGTATGTATCTCTTCCATCCGCGCCTCCATCGCGACCATTCGCGTCTGTAGTGCGATCATGGGGGATATTGGAGGTTGATATGTCTGTTGTGATACTGTTACTGGATCTGCTGTTATTAAAGGGTCAGTTGTTGCTACTACCGTTACTGGGTTTTCTGATACTATTACGGGTTCCGAAACAGGTACTACTACCATTGGCTCTGCAAAGAACGATACGTTTTTTCTCTCTACGTTTCTTTCTGGGTGTGGAAGGAGGGTTTCTGTATCCGCCTTCTTATTGTTCGTATTCAAGTTCAGCCAATCGCGTGCGCGCTGGGTTTCCGCACCGTTTCTGGTCGCCGATGCGTTCTCCTGTTCGGTGCGGCTCTGGAGCGTCCGCGACATCATATCCTCCATGTCCTGACCCTTTAGTGGCTCCACGACTCGGTTGTCTGAGAAGTTTGTGTCGGGGGAAGGTGCGCCCGTCGCGCGATACTGGTCAAAGTCCGTCTTCATTTTGTCGTACTGACTATCAAACTGGTTCAATCTCTCCGACTTTAGCTCCTCAATAGTGATTATATTGTTTTCCGACGCCACCACAGGTGACGTGTCCGACAGATCCAGTTTCTGAACGTCATGTGTTGTCTCTCTGAAACCATGAATAAAATCTGCAATGAAGCTCTTGTTCAGATCGATGAGTGCGATCCCTGTCTTTGTACGGATACATGTCTCCACGTACTGCTTGACTTTTGTGATATAGTGCTGTCGCAATTTGGCTCGTGTATCGTCCGCCTGTACGCTTTCTTTAAACGACCCGTTCTGAATGATGATGTTCCATAACATCTCAACGTTCCCCGAGCCAACGAACCGAGATATCTCTGTATGTGCTCCTATTTGACTGAATACGTCATCTTGTGAGGAGGGACTATTAGTAGGTGTTTGTGATGCATTCATAGTCATATATCACTAATCTACCTGTACATACCAAGCAGCATCTAAGTTATAGTACGGATCATTGTACAACTGAATCATTTTGCTCTGATAAAAGATAATCTCCCTATAGATTAACTAGACATAGACTATGACAGGTACGACGCGGAAAATATCCAAGACGCGACGGAAGCGGGTTCGTGGTAGTCACGGAAAGAAACATGGTAAAAGAGCAACAAAGCATGTAAAAAAATCAAAGAAGTCAAAGCGCACGCGGAAACTTAAGAAAATGCAATGCGGTCCCGAAGGAAATAAGAAGGGGTATACATGTATCCGTGACAAGTCGATATGCAAACTGAAATCGCTCTGGAACAAACGGCATCCAGACGATACTATACATGACACGAGTATACATAATACATGGGGGAAGTTGAAGACTAAACTGAGGAACGTATGTGACAAGGAGTCTTGTTGGTTGAAACAGCAGTTCGTGAATGGTGAGTTGAACGACGAGCTTCAGACCGCGTTCGCGCCCGAGGCGCCCCAGAAGTGGAAGAAGAGTCCTAACGAGTGGTTGTCTAGTAATGATATTACTTCGGTCATGAAACAGTATGAGAATAAGTACAAGTGTTTCAGTTTTATCGGTCCATCACCCATCGACTATAATACGCGCAAGCGATACGGCGAGTGTGTGTGGGAGGAGTTGTGTCACTTTAGCTTGGCGAACGAGATAAAGAACGGAAAAAAGAAGATTGGTATTATATTCAATCTGGATCCGCACTACAAGAGTGGGTCGCATTGGGTGTCTCTCTTCATCAATATTGAGAAGCGACTTATATTCTACTTCGATAGCGTCGGTCATGCGGTGCCAGCGAAGATAAAGAAGTTCGTGAAGGAGGTTACATTGCAAGGAACACAACTCTCATCTGAACATGGTTCGGGTCCCATCAAGTTTGAGTTTGACGAGAATAGTCCCTTTGAGCACCAACAGGAGGACACTGAGTGTGGAATCTATTCGTTGTTTTTCATCATTAGTTTGTTAGAGGACACACACAACGAGCGGTACTTTAAGACGAATCTCATTACCGATAAGTGCGTGGAGCGTTTCCGGAAGATCTATTTTAACGAAACGCTATAGGAATGTGAGCCTTTGCGTCCGATGCAGCAGTCTCGGCGAACCTTTGCAAGGTCGCTCCCAAAATAGTGGCCATGGTGATGAATGCGCCCGCACTGAATGCGACTTGTCGGTCGAGTTCGGAGAACTTGGCTTTCACCGAACTAAATGGGTGAAACCGGTACAGTAGGAAGAGTCCCACGTACACTTGGATGGCTGCACGTAGATATCCCAGGTAAGTGGGTGCGGACGCGAATATTCCTAACATGACTAGAGCCGTCAATACGGACACAGCGAGCGTGACCCAATTGAATATGGTGTATTGCGTTTCGTATGTATTCATTACTACAGTATACATACAAAATATCGTTTATGTGTGACGGTGTCCTAGACCTATTCCATTGTTCATAAAAACACATTGCTAAAGTTCCCATCATTATGCGCGCGTATCCTCACCCAGAAGGTCATAGCGTGTGTGGTTGTTGAACGTCGTGTTTGGTCCGTTCGCTACATTAGGGTTGAATAAGGCGTGTTCAGGCTTCTCAAACAGGAGTGGGTGTTGCTGCACGTTCTTGCGTTCGGGAAGAGTGAATGACTGTAATGTGAACAGATCGCTGCTGCTGTCGGGGACGTACACTGCCTGATTGCAACGCTGTAACCCAAAAAACTGGTTGCGCATATCGGACTCCACATCAATATTGTTCGCGAACCCACTCCATGGCGCCGAACGGTTCGCAGGATAGAACACCTCAGACGGCGAGTATGTGGGTGGGATCTGGAGTGGTACGATACTGGATACGGGATCGGTATGCGTCGCGAACTTGGTATACTTGGTTGGTTGGGAACGTGGTTGATAATAGGGGCGCAGGGGTGCAGACGGTTGTAGGCGCGCGTAGATGCGTTCGTCGGTTGCTGTGTTTATCTCAGATACGAGCGGTTGATTTGTCATGAACCGATGTGATATGTTTGGGTACTGTACTATACACGTAGACAACAAAATAGCGGGAATCGGCGCGACCTGGTAAACGAGTAAATGGATAAATGATTACTGGCTACTTTGGAATCAGGTTAAGAACCACATCGTCGCCAGGGAATAGATGCAATCCGAGGGCATCGGCAACCGAGAACAGCTCGACGCGCTCGTGTACGTTCGTACGCAAGTTCTCCATATCATAAACTGTCCCGATGAAAAAATGGCACATGAATCCATCAAACTCTGTCACGTGAATGCGCTCGCCGACGGATATTTCCAGATTCAGTTCTTCGCGCCATTCGCGGTGCAAGCATTCTTCTAATGTCTCACCCTCTTCTTGTTTTCCTCCTGGAAACTCCCATACCCCCATTGTACTGGACCGTGTGCTATCGTTATCGGTGCGCAGACCCATGAGAACATGTCGTTCATTATTTAGCATGACTCCGCATGCGACGTTGCGCATAATACTAGAGAGTTATATGATGTACCTGGAATGTGTGTATGTTCTTTCCGTTCATTTTATCCGCATCGGAATAGAAACATTGTCTCTAAAAAATGTGTTCAAATGTGTCATGATGCGTTTAGAAATAACCTTATCCACTTCGTATTCCATGAATGACTTCTCTCCAAATGTATACTTTTTCATGTAAAGAATCCTACTTAGATGTTGTAAGAATACTGCGATGTGTTGTGGTTTGGTCGTGCACAGTATGTGAGACAGAAATGGAGGGACTGTGATACGTTTAATGATTTCTCTCTCTGTGTATGGATAACAGTATGACCTGACCTTCAAGTAGTATACACTATCTGCCATCATCCCTGGGAAGGCGGTGTCGTCAAAGTAGCATATCTCCACATCGGACGGTAGTCTACAGCACGCCACAAAATCTGATAGTTTTTTTGCCTTCTCTGTGCGTCCCAGTTCCTGAACCCGTCCGTTCAGTTTAAATGCCAGAACGATATTGTCGAATATTTTCCCACCCAGCTTTTCCTCAATATAGTTGATTATTAGATACACCCATTCTTTGGGGTACTTATTATTTGTATATACCATAACCCCGTTGCATATTTTATCATCCCTTCTCTTCTTTAAAACTTGGAGTATAGAGAGAATATCGGGACGCAACATTTCGGGAAAGATATCAAATAGATTATTGAAATCAGTCTGTCCCATCATGTATGGTATTTTGTTGAACCCGATGAAATTGTTGATAGACTCCCACACGAGTCGGATCAAGTGAAAGTGTCCGAGCGTTTCGTCTAAATCAAATACCACAACTCTATCTTTGTGCTGCTGGGTGTGGATATTTGCCGATGCATATATTTTGTTTGTTGGTTGAAGCATAATATGTACGGAGATTATTCAAAATACATATTAACATTTCGGTCCATCTCGTGAAGATATAAAATCGTACGGTATAGTAGTTTCACAAGTCTCTCGAACATAAAAGTCAACTACATACCCATCTTATCAATGGAGTATACCGACCTTTCTAACGATGACTATCGAAACATTCTAACGTTATATGATATACCTATACCTAAAGCATCTGATGAACTGAAGAGATTGGCTGAGTCAATAATGGCCAAGAAGTTATGTGGTTGCATTAAGAAGGTTGGTAAAAGGAAAGGTGGTAAGGTAGAGGGTCGCGCAATCGGTATTTGTACCAAGAGCATATTCACACGCAAACAACTTAGTCGTGGGAAATTCAAATGTAGAAAACGTGGGCGTTCCGTGGCAATGAAAAAGATGGCACCTAAGAAGTCAACGAACAAGAAGGATAAGAAGGGTATACGACGAACGATGCGGCGAAAATAACCATGTAATATTATTAGGTTTAGATTTAGGTATGTAGGTAGGTAAGAGCACACATGAGCACCTGTTCTTGTGGAGTTAGCTTTCGGAACAAGATGACATTATCTAGTTTGACCTCATAGTACTGGTTTCGGAACGTCTTGCAGCGCATCACTGCACCATAGTCGGAGAATCGGATATCACAGAAAATACCACCTTTCGCTAGTGATGTAACAACTATCGCAGTATCGTCGTCATACTCCATATTCAACCATCTCACATACGTGCCACTGCGTACCTCATGTATCTCATCAATATATACATATCCTTTAAGTTTTTCCATGATACTATTCTTCTCATCGTCATCTAGAGACAAATCGTTTAGTATTCCCATTTTGGCTGCGATCACCGATTCCATGGTAAGTTCAAGCATGTGTGCATTATCTTCGTTCTCTGCCGCTCTGGTAAGTAGGTCGATGTTTAAATCGTCGTTATAGTTATCGTGAGCCATTCGTATAGTGTATGTGATGATATGGGTATATGTAATACAGAGATGATGTATGCATGGAATACATGAATACATCTATATTATTAGTGAGGGATAGAGAAGAATGAAATGATGAAAATTAGAACCCAGCAAATGCCTCGATGCCGCCATCTAATAGACCTCCACCTCCACCACCCTGTTGTTGTGGTTGGTTCGGGTTTTGGCGTAGACTCTGCATACCCTCTGGCTGAATGCTGCTGATGCTTGTCATGCCTCCTGGTTGTTGAGGTAAGGTGAACCCATCTGCACCTGCACCAGGAGCAGTTCGCATAGCGTCGCGACCAGTTGCAGTGGCTGCGTCATTGTTCTCCTTATCTGTCATCCCCTCACGAGATTTTCCCATGATCATCTCAGTTATACGATCAAACAATATACCCACCTTCTCTCCTAGCTTGGTCTGGAGACTTAATGTGATCATGAGAACAGCCAATACAATCTGTATAATGGACACCTTCTCGTACTTGACTGTGCTATATGTGGGTACAAATGTGATCATTCGATGAGTGAGTAGAAGTCCAACGAACATGACAATGAGTTGGACCGCCACCTCTGCTAAAAGTTCTGCACTACCCTTATCATCGTCCGCTTCGGGTACGTATTTCTGCATGGTCTTATTAAGGAGTATTATAGGAAGCACTCCGACCAATGTATATTGAACAATGTTCATCATCTCCATCTTGGACTCTTCGTTGAAGTTGAAGACGTGGCCCACGAACCCCTCTTTCGATCCACCCGTTAGGCTTTCGATGTTATCGGTAGACATGTATGCTGTACCCATAGATATTTTATTTGATTGGTATCAATAATATGATTTTACGCGATTAGATTGTCATTGCTACTACTGATGGCGCGACATACACTGGCTTATATCAGTTATAATTTGAAACCACCTGTCCTTCGGGCGTGCCATTTTAAATATTCATGAGCATTTTGCAACAGCTTAAATAGATAGCACCGATAGACTATATATGAGTTCTTCACGATCATTGGCTTCTGCAAGAAATAAGCGCGCGAATACGGCGAGCAGTATTCCTACAGGGATCGCCGCAACAACAACAGCAGTCATCTCATCTGTCTCGGCACACCAAGAAAAGAGCATAGCATCTACCCAGTTCCCCTCTGGAAAGATGACTGTCCCTCAAGTAATTAATATTATTAGCGATAGAGTAAACACTTTAGAGTTGTTCATGGAAACGACCGCGAACGTCATCGACGACATTCAAGAGTTCCATACAAAGATCACCGACAAGTATGTGGTTGACTCGGAAGTATTTAACTCCATCATATCAAGGATAGATGCTTTAGAAGGTAAAGGTGTTACAGCGAATCAAAATCCAGTCAATCCAGTTGCTCCGATGAGGGTTACTCAGGACATTGACGAACTCAAGATTCATCTAATTCGTCTTCAGACATATGTCATGGAGACCAATGCAAAGATGCAAGACCTTATATTTTCTAACACCGATACGTCAATACTAAGCTTCGGTGAAGTGTTTAGCGAATCCATAAATGGTCAGCGTCCATTCGCAACAGACCAGGTTCCCACGCCACCCACTTTAGTGCGCAGCATGACCGCCATCACGAATATTGATGCTATATCTTCTCCTATTGCGTCTGAATCTATTATCCCGATAGACCATGGAGGGTCTATCAAGCCTAGACCTATTCCCGAAGTACATTTTTCCAATGTTAATGATTCTGGGTCTGAGGATGGAGAGGTATCTGGAATATTGGAAGGGAAATAGTTTACCTATCTATTCGATATGTTTAGGCGTGTAGTGGAAAGCGCAATATAACGACATCATGTAAATTTTATTGTTGATAATTTATATAATGCAAAGTTTCAAGAAGTTCATGTCTGACTATGGCCTGGGCGTGATTATTGTCCTATTATTGGTTGCCTACTCCGTGAGCTCATTCTCTGACTATTTCACCGAGAAGCACCTGGGTGGAGGTGAGGGTCATACAAATCTTGCCCAGATGGCTGGTGCCTATGGTGGTGGCGATACCGCTGACCAGAACGAGGTGCTCGGAGGAAACGATGGTAGCTTCGCTCCTGCCGCCCCCCAGCAACAACAACAGGGTGTGCAGAACCCCGCCGACCTTCTTCCCAAGAACTCTAACTCTGATTTTTCCCCCAACTCTGCAAACGTGAACAACGACGGTTTGTTGAGCGCTGGCCACCACGTTGGTGTCGGTGGAAGTGATGCCCCTTTAAGGAACACAAATATGCAGCTAAGATCTGAAGAACCCAATCCTCGCACCAACACAGGTCCTTGGAACCAGAGCACCATCGAAGCCGATAGCACCCGTAGAGGCATATGTTAAAAAATATACCTTACTATATGTTATAATTTAGCATGGAACGTGGTCTCATGATGTTACTACATTCAGCAATCATCAGTTCTGTGATTTACTTGGTCATGGTATATGCGGTAGGACAAAGTAAAAGTGTTTCTGAATCACGAAGTCTCCTTATAGGTGCTATCCTACTTATTTATATGTTGATGTTCGGACATGCTTTACCCAAGTTTTAGAAGACGTGTTCGTCTTAGGGTATTGGAACCATGTCGTGTCATATTAGACGGCCCATCAAAACCATTCATTGCGAACATAAAATATCGCGTTGTTGTCAGCAACGATATTTTATACCCTTACCCCCACTTCCTCGCTCTCCCCCCCCAGACCAGTGTCTTAAAAAGAATTGAATGAACTCCGCGCCCATAGTCTCCTGCATATTACAATCAGATACACCAATCTTACCAATCCAATTACCATGTCAGCACTCGCACTCTACATTCCATGTGTGTACAAGAACATCACCGAGGAGATGCTTGCCCAGACCTTCTATCGCTTGAAGGTCGGCAGCGTTCGCCACGTTGAACTCGTACCACACACAGAAAAGTATAACAAGGCACATGTATTCTTTGAGAGCTTGTATCCCTTCGGAAAAGGCGCTGATCAGATACAGCAAGTGGTCAACGGACAAACAGTGAAACTACAGTACTCCAAGAACGAACACGTGTTCTGGCTATTGATGTTGAACAACCGCGAGTATGACGGGTTTAGTAAGAATGGGTGGTATGATGTTGAAGCAGAGGAAGAGAAAAAAGCAGATGCAGAGATTGCCGCGATCGTTAGCAACGTAAATGCAGCGAATACACAGGAATCCTCCTCTATCCAAAAACCCATTGCCCAGAATTTCGTCCAGAAGAACGAAAACCTCGAAGACCTCAAAGCCGATTACGCGCAGTTTACCCCAGAGGATGAAGACCCCGACTCATTTGGTCTGGTGTCCGCCGATTACGCTCACTTCTTGGAGACCGAGGTCGCCCGCCTACAGGCGGCGCTGCGCAACGCAAACGATGAGAACCAACGTTCTATCCAAGACGCGGATCCTACAGAGAACCAAATGCTCAGTCTCCGTCGCGAAAACTACGCACTGCGCTGGGGGTATGAGAACATGTTCCGCATCAAGATGCCTCCATCTTCCAGCATGCCACCACCCGTTCTTGGAGCAGTGTCGCCATACGCTGGCGGCTCCATGGAATATGGTATGGCAGTGTATAGTGAGATTGAACGCATCAGTAGAGATAACGACATGTTGCGTCAGAACAACAATGTGTTATCATGCATGCCCGACACAGAAACCCTATTGTCTCTGGCTGACAGATACGATAATGTGTCAGGAGACAGTATGTCAAACTACGCAGGAGATAGTATGTCAAACTACGCAGCAGAAATGGATGGTGAACGCGCCGTTGTCAGCGATTACGACTATGACGATTCGGGTGATGAGGGGGGAATGTTCGAAGAGGAATATTAAGAGAAGAGGGAGTGAGGTGCGATAAAAAACAAAAAAATAAAAAATACCAAAAAACTAACAAAATATCAAAATTATTATGTAACATATAACAAACTATTTCTATTTCTGGTAATACATCATATTTTCTACATGTACTATAGAATAGTTGACGAATAATGAGCACAAAGAGTTCTGGTCGTCGTACCAAACATACTAGCAAGAAGAGTTCTGGTCGTGCCGAACATACTAGCAAGAAGAGTTCTGGTCGTGCCGAACATACTAGCAAGAAGAGTTCTGGTCGTGCCGAACATGCTAGCAGGAAGTTGTGTGTGGTATTTGACTTGGACGAGACACTCATTCATTTTCTGAACAATAATAAGCTGAGTGCGACAAAATGGGATACACTGAGCGACGAACAACGTAATGATTTTCAGTATATAAAAAATACTAAGACGAAGAACGTTGTGTTATTTCGCCCGTATCTAATAGAATTGTTCGCATACTTTAATGCGAACCGAGACAAGTTTCAAGTGGGTCTATGGACGTACTCGGACCGAGGTTATTGTAATGAGATTGCCCGCACTATTAGTCAAGAGTTCAAAAAGCGCACAGGAGAAGAACTGGGTAAAGATTTCTTTTTATTTAAATACGGTGAGGAGGATATTCTTGAACATGACGGTGGAGATAACCCAAAGGACTTGAACTACGTGTACGATAATTTCCCCCACTTGAGCAGTTTCAATACGTTCATTGTGGACGATCTGTACGGCAACATTGTGCATGAGATGAATCGCGAGAATTGTATCATTATCCCACCATATGCGCCGTTTAGTAGAAACAAGGCGCGCGCCGCCCTCACAGAGGAGAGTCTTCGTATCGCCTTGGCGGATTCTGCGCTGGACCAGTTGAAGGACGTGTGTGACACGGTGTTTAGAGACATAAATGGATGCGATAATGAAGATATAGATGCCGCAAAACATTCAAAGAATGAGGCAGTGTTCTCAGCGAAGCGAGTGAGACGAATGGGTCTGGCTCAGATGATGCGGAAATACGCAAAGAAATTCATAAATCTCCCTGCTCTGAACGATGTGAATAATATATACCAGACAGACAGTTTCATTGATGTGACGGACCAGGCGAATATGTATGGTGCTCAAGTACATGGTGGAGGACGTCCCAGGAGGAAGACTAGATGGAATAAGAAAACGCGTTCGAACCGACTGAAATGGAGTGGAAAAAGAAAAACACGAAAGTCCAATAAGTCCAAAAGAAAGACAAGAAAATAACAAGCAATAGATTACTACCTACATTTTATTATGTTGTAATCTATCCCTACTATAAGTGATACATACGTTTAGTCGTACACCCATTTTAATCACCATGACCTCTACCACCACTACCACGCTCACCTCAAAACTCATTGCCTCCTTCATCGCCGCTTCCGTCGCGACAACCATCGTGTTTGTATATGTGTTGCGCGCACCCTATATCATCATTCAGGACACGGCACTCGTAGATGAATACTACTACACGAACCCTACTAATGTAGCAAGCACTCTCTTTGGAGAGATGTTCGTGGGTGCGCTACTCTTAATGGTGGCACAGTACGTTATTTATGCAACGAGCGTATCCGTCTCCCTCGCGCGTCTATGCATCGTCGCCGCCGTGGTCGCGATGGTATCCTTTGCGCGGTACGCAAGCACGTCCGAAACTGATACTGATACTGATGATGGGTCGTGGTACGAACGCACCAGTTTAAAGAACGCTATCGCGTATGACGTTATTTACATGGTAACATTGTACACTGTGATGACTACCCTGTTTTCATGGATTGTTTAGTGCAAAGATTTATATATGGGTACAGTACATCATCTCGCATATTATGATTTCATATTTGTGGCGTCAGGAAGCCATGTTCTACGTGTTGGGCGTGTTCGTCATGATAGTGTGTCTAAAGATTTATTCGGAGAGCGAGGTATTCAACCTTAAATGCATCATATCAGGTGTAGATGGTAATAAGTACTGCGTTCGCAACCGCCTCATGCTGAAAGAAGGTGCCGACCTGCTCGCGACAGTGACGGGAAAGGCGATGAAGTTCGTGAAGGATCTCGGTAAGAAGTTTCCCGACGACGAGAGTGTGCAGCGCCTGGTCAAGGGGTTCGATCCCAAGAAAGTACAAGAGACGTTACCAACGAGTGAACTGACGGCATTCAGTGAGAACAAGGGTGAGAAATTAGCGTTTTGTCTCGCGAAGACCAAGCACAGCGAGAAGCTTATTGACGAGAACACGCTCACATTTGTCTATATCCACGAGCTCGCACATATCATGACCACGTCCGTGGGGCATAAAAAGGAATTCTGGGATAATTTCAAGTTCCTATTGACGGAGTCGAAGGAAACGGGATTTTATATACCCGTCGACTACAAAAAAAAGAATCAGACTTACTGTGGTATGACCATATCAGACAGTCCGTATTACGATATGTAGTTGTTTCTATCAATGTGAAATATAGAGTACGCTTCGTGTGCGTACTTTATATTTACTTATGTATTCATTTATTTATAGTCCTGCGATATACACATATGGTGATCCTGTGCATGTATCCTCATGTATAATGGAGTCAGGGCATGCGGTTTGTGTGGTAGGAAACCCACTTGTCTGGTTCCAACAAGTGTATATACCGACTAGTTTACTTCCATCACATTGTAACAATGCGTGTGTATCGCCACCATACTCCTTTCTAATATTAGATGTACTCGCATTACCATATATGTTCTCAGAGATGTAGGGAGTTGTTTCAAGGATCTGTGCCAGATGAACTGTTTGATTGAAATATTCTAATTGAGTCAACCCAGAACATGTACCATGTTTAGACCATTCGTGTTCCCAGAAGGAATCATAGTTTGAACTAGACGCATCGTATTTTACGTCGGGCCAGTAGGTATACATCGTGT